GCGCCTGGACAAACAGATTGGTCAAAACAAAATGGTCGTGCTACTAATGATGAAGTTCACATTGTTGTATATGATACAACAGGAGACCTTAGTGGAAACGATATAGATACTGCTGGAAATAGAACAAGTGCTGTTCTTGAAGTCTATAAAGGACTATCAAAAAATCCAGTAGCAAAAAATTCAACAGGAGCATCCAATTACTATGTGGATGTAATCTTTCAACAATCAAAACAAATTCTTTGGGGAGACCACACAAGTGATGGAACTAACTGGGGTACAGATACAACTTCATCAATGGATAGTATCACAGCTCCTATAGTTGATACACTTAGTGGTGGTACAGATGATTATTCTGTTACAGTCGGAGAACATCAAACAGCATACGAAGAATTTAAAGATTCTGAAACTGTTGATATAAACTTAATTATCGGTGGTAAAACACCAGATAGTGCCTCAGATGGTGATACATATGGTACAATGTTAATAGACATTGCGGAAGGAAGAAAGGATTGTGTCGCATTTATTTCACCTGCAAACGCAGATGTAGTAGGTGTTACAAGTTCGGTGTCACAAACAGCGAATGTAAAGAATTTCTTTGATTCATTACCTTCATCATCTTATGTTGTCTTTGATAGTGGTTACAAATATCAATATGATAAATTTAACGATGTATATCGTTTTGTTCCATTAAATGGAGACATCGCAGGTTTATGTGCTCGAACAGACTTTGTTGCAGACACATGGTTCTCACCAGCTGGTTACAACAGAGGACAAGTTAGAGGAGCAGTTAAACTCGCATACAATCCAACACAATCACAAAGAGATGAACTTTACAGAGCGAGAATTAACCCAGTTGTTAATTTTCCTGGTCAAGGTGTAGTCCTCTTTGGTGATAAAACTGGATTAACAAAACCAAGTGCATTTGATAGAATCAATGTTAGAAGATTGTTTATCACTCTTGAAAAAGCAATCGCTACCGCTGCAAAGTTTCAACTCTTTGAATTCAATGATGAATTTACAAGAGCACAATTTAGAAACCTTGTAGAACCATTCCTAAGAGATGTACAGGGTAGAAGAGGTATAACAGACTTTAGTGTAGTTTGTGACGCTTCAAATAACACAGGAGAAGTCGTTGATAGAAATGAGTTTGTTGCAGATATCTTCATCAAACCATCTCGTTCAATTAACTTCATTACACTAAATTTCATTGCAACAAGAACTGGAGTCGCCTTCAGTGAGATTGCAGGATAGGGGGAGATAGACAATGCCAACATTAGATGATTTTAAAGCTCAACTTATTGGTGGTGGAGCAAGAAACAATCAGTTTCGTGTAACACTAACGCCTCCTTCTGGAATCGCAATAGGTTTAGATGTAAGAAGAACTTCCTTCTTAATCAAAGCGGCAAACTTACCAACACAAACTATACCAGAAATACAGGTACAGTTTAGAGGAAGAAGTTTATATATCGCAGGTGATAGAGATACTTTCGAAACATGGGAGACAACTATCATTAACGATACAGACTTCATGGTAAGAAACGCATTTGAAAGATGGATGAATGGGATTAATGACCTCGCATTAAATACAGGTGTTATTAATGTCGCAGATTATCAAACTGACGCAACAGTTGAACAACTTGACAGAGATGATACTGTGTTAAAAACATATCTATTCAGAGGTATCTGGCCGCAATCACTAGGACAGATAGATTTGAGTTATGATACTCCAAACCAGTTAGAAGAATTTACTTGTACTTGGAGATATCAACACTTTGAAGCTTCTGGAGTAAACTTCTAATTTAATCGTACTAAATAGTCGTATAGATTAGAAGGCAGGTATTATAACATGGCAGAACTCTTTGGGTTCAAGATTACAAGAGTTAACGATAAGAGTGGGAACAGCGATACATTAACTGTTCCCACTGCAGATGATGGAACTACCGAGATTGCAGGTGGTGGTCATTATGCTTCGGTACTCGACTTAGATGGTAAAACCAAATCAGAAGCGGATTTAATTCGTAGATATAGAGACATCGCACAACAACCAGAATGTGATAGTGCGGTTGAAGATATCGTAAACGAAGCGATTGTTTCTGATGAGAGAGACCAATCAATTCAAGTAGTCTTGGAAAGGTTACCTTTTAAAGAAACAGTAAAAACAAAAATTAGAGAAGAATTTAATGAAGTTCTTCGTTTATTAGATTTTGATACAAAAGGACATGATATATTCAGAAGATGGTATATCGATGGAAGAATTTATTATCAAAAAATAATAGACAAATCAAATCCTAAATTAGGAATAACAGAACTTCGATATATTGACTCAAACAAAATTAGAAAAGTTAGAGAAGTAAACAGGGATAGAGATAAAAGTACTGGTATAGATATTGTTAAAAATGTTAACGATTATTATATCTATAACGAAAGAGGACTTGGGCCTGGAACTTCACAAGGTGTAAGAATCACTTCAGATTCAATCGCATATTGTGCTTCTGGATTAATTGACCAAAACTCTGGTAAAGTATTATCACATTTACACAAAGCGATTAAACCTGTTAATCAACTTAGAATGATTGAAGACTCTCTTGTTATTTACAGAATATCAAGAGCACCAGAAAGAAGAATATTCTATATTGATGTAGGAAATTTACCAAAAATAAAAGCAGAACAATATCTTCGTGATGTTATGAATCGTTACAGAAACAAACTTGTATATGACGCAAGTACTGGAGAGATTCGTGATGATAGAAATCATATGTCAATGTTAGAAGATTTTTGGTTACCAAGAAGAGAAGGTGGTAGAGGTACAGAGATTACAACTTTACCAGGTGGAGCGAATCTTGGTGAGATTGAAGATATTAAATATTTTCAAAAGAAATTATATCGTTCATTAAATGTTCCAGTATCAAGACTTACAGAAGAATCACCAGGCACTATTGTCGGAATGGGTAGGTCAACTGAGGTAACAAGAGATGAACTTAAATTTACAAAGTTTGTTCAAAGATTAAGAAAAAGATTTACCGCATTATTCTTAGACATTTTAAGAACTCAATTACTTTTAAAAGGTGTTATGAATGATGAAGATTGGTATAAAATCAAACAACATATACAGTTTGATTTCTTAAGAGATGGACATTTCGCAGAACTAAAACACGCAGAATTACTAGAAGGAAGATTAAATACTCTGGATAGAATTCAATCATACATTGGAACATTCTATAGTAAAGAATATGTACAAAAGTATGTTCTTAGATTAACAGACGCAGAAATCTCTACTATGAGTGATGAGATTAAAAAAGAAACAGGTGAAGGTGATGTCACAGTTCCAGATGAATCAGATGGTGTAACAAGATACCCACAAACTGGTGGTGGCGACCAAGTTGATTTTGACTCCATGAATAATGGTGAAGGAGATGAAGAATAATGAGTGAACACGCAGAAAAAATAGTTAACGCAATAGCGAAAGGAAACAATGTTGAGGCTGAGGACGCATTCAAAGATGCAATGACACAAAATGTCGCAGACGCATTAGAAACTAGAAAACAAGATGTATCAAAGACTTTTGTATCAAGTCCACAGTCAAAAGAAAATACAGATGAATCAGAAGAAGTTTAGTGACTTCTACTCTCAAGTACAAGAGAGAGAGGAACATAAAAAAAGTAAGGAATATAAAAAACTTTCTCCAAAAATGAAGAAAGCTGTGGATGATATTTTTAAAAAAATGGATGCTAAACCACAAAATTTCCTAAATACTTTTGATAAGTCAATAAAAGATAGCGCAAAAAGATTCGGAGTTCAAACAAAAGAACTCATGAAATATTTTGAAAGAGAAATGTTATCAATAATGTAAGGATAGGATAAAAACATGGCATACACAAAGACAACATTATATGACAAGGATTTAGAGGCAGCATTTTTAATAGAAGCACCTGGCGCAGAAAGTAAGGCGCAGATTGTCGATGCATCCGCATTAGATGGAAACGCGGCATCTGGAACAGAGGTTTTAGACCTTGTAGGAATTAAATGGAATTCTGCTGCCGCAGGTACTTCAATACAATTACATTTTGACGCAACTACAGATGATAATATTATAACAGTGTATGGTAGTGGTGAACTAGGGTTTGGAAGAGACAACACTATGTTCAAATTTTTAAATCCCAAAACCTCTGGTTATAATGGTGACATTCTCGCGACAACAAGCGCAGCATGTAATTTTATAATATTAGTTAGAAAAAGAGAAGGATATACTGGTATAGACTACACAGCATAGGAGAAAACAATGAAAGAGAGTTTAAAGTTATTTTCAGAACAAGTTGAGGAAGTCGAATACATCACCGAAGAAAAAGAAAATGGTGAGAAAGAGTATAAAATAAAAGGTATATTCATGCAGGCTGATATTAAAAACAGGAATGGTAGAATATATCCAATGGATATTCTACAGAAAGAAGTTGCTCAGTACAACAGGAATTTTACTGAACAAAAAAGAGCATTCGGTGAACTTGGACACCCAGATGGCCCGACAGTTAATCTTGAAAGGGTTTCACACATGATTACAGCTTTATATAAAGATGGAAAAAATTTCATCGGCGAAGCGAAGATTATGGACACACCAATGGGGAAAATAGTTAAATCGTTGATGGATGAAGGTGCTAAACTAGGAGTATCAAGTCGTGGACTTGGTTCTCTCGAACAAAAAAACGGTGCATCTTATGTAAAAGATGACTTTTATCTCGCAACCGCCGCAGATATAGTCGCAGACCCATCTGCACCAAACGCCTTTGTAGAAGGTATTATGGAAGGTAAAGAGTGGGTATGGGACAATGGTATTATCAAAGAAGCGGAAATAGCAGAGATGAAAAGGAATGTGGAAAAAGCAATCCGTTCAAGAGAGGCGAAAGTTCTAAGTTTAGAATTTGCAAAGTTTCTCAAAAAATTATAATTTTATAAATATTAATATAAAAATAACAAAAGGAGATATCCGATGTCAGAAATAGACAAAACAATCGAGGAACTAGAGGCCGAAGTTATGGCAGAACTTCAAGAAGAAGAAGTTGTTTCTGAAGGAGCTCATGACGCTCCAAAGAAAAGTGCTGTAAAAGGTGACCCAGCTCCAAAGATGGACAAAGATGTAGAAGACTTAGGTAAAGCTATAACATCCCCAACAGACGCTAAATCTGCAAGTGCAAAAGCAGCAGATAGTGCAAAACCAGCTTCTGGTGACCCAGCGCAGAAAGACGCTGAACCAGGTGATAAAGAAGCCGAAATGCTAAAAGCGATGTATAAGAAAATGGAAGGGATGCATGGTAAAGACCTAAAAGCGATGTATAACCAAATGATGGGAATGCATGAAGGTGCTCATGAAGAAGATGAAGAGGAAGATGAGGAAACTGCAGAAATGAAAGCACTGAAGAAGGAGAAAAAAGAAGCTAGAATTAAAGAAATCAATGTAAAAGAAGATGTTGAAGCTTTAATCTCTAACGATGATAATCTTTCTGAAGAATTCAAAACTAAAGCAGCGACAATATTCGAGGCAGCAGTAAAATCCAAAGTCAGAGGCGAAATCGACAGATTAGATGAAGAGTACGATAAAGAACTTTCCGAAAAAACCGAAGAAATCAAAAGCGAGTTAGTAGAAAAAATCGATTCTTACTTAGCATATGTTACTGAAGAATGGATGAAAGAAAACGAACTAGCGATTGAAAGAGGTTTAAAAGGTGAAATCGCAGAGGACTTCATTAGTGGACTAAAACAATTGTTTGAAGACCATTATGTAGATGTCCCAGAAGAAAAGTACGATGTATTAGACGGCCAATCTAAAAAAATTGAAGAATTAGAAGAAAAACTAAATGATTCAATCGAGAAGAATAAAGAACTTCACGAACAAATTGGTGGTTTAACAAAGGATTCTATCATAAATGAGGTATCAGAAGATTTAACTGATTTAGAGATAGAAAAGTTCAGAGGGTTAATCGAGGATGTAGATTACTCAGATGCTGATAGTTACAAAGAAAAATTATCAACATTAAAAGAATCTTATTTCCCAAAACAACAACCAGTGAACGAACAAAGCACTGAAGAACAGGGTGAATCAGATGTTGTTGAAACATCAGATTCGATGGCAAAATATTTAGACGCTATCAGCAAAACCCATAACCGTGCGAAAAAGTAATATTATTAATGGGTAAAATGATACAAAATATAAATATTATAAACATTAAAAAGGAGAAAAGATAAATGTTTCAATCTAACAATTTACAAGAAAAGTGGCAACCAGTTCTTGAACACAATGATTTACCAGAAATCAAAGACAGTTACAGAAGAGCGGTTACTACTGTTATCTTGGAAAACCAAGAAAAAGCATTAAGAGAAGATAGAAACTTCCTTTCAGAAGCCGCACCTGTTAACTCAACTGGTGGACAGGTTGATAATTGGGAGCCTATTTTAATCTCTTTAGTTAGAAGAGCAATGCCTAATCTTATCGCATATGATATCTGTGGTGTTCAGCCAATGACTGGCCCAACAGGTCTTATCTTCGCGATGAGAAGTAGAGAAGCCGCACAAAACGGCGATGAAGCTCTTGTAAACGAACCGCAGAGTTCATTCTCAGCAAACGATGCTGCAGGAGACTTAGTCACACCTACTACAGGTCATGACGCAACTAACCCTGCGACACTAAACGATTCACCATCAGCAGGTAACTACGCTGCACAAGGTGGATTAACAACTGCAAATGGTGAGACATTAGGAGACGCAGCAGCAAACTCTTTCGCAGAAATGGCTTTCTCAATCGAGAAACAAACTGTTACTGCTAAAACAAGAGCTTTAAAAGCTGAGTATTCAATGGAACTCGCACAAGACCTAAAAGCAATTCATGGTCTTGACGCAGAAACTGAACTTGCAAATATTCTCTCTGCAGAAATTCTTGCAGAAATAAACAGAGAAGTTGTAAGAACAATCTATGTTGTAGCAAAGAAAGGTGCTCAAGTAAATACAACAACAGCTGGTATTTTTGACTTAGACACAGACTCAAATGGTCGTTGGTCAGTTGAAAAATTCAAAGGGTTGTTGTTCTCAATTGAA